TATTTAATAAACTTATTAATTATTTATTTTATTTTATTTTTTTTTTTTTTTTTTTTTTTTTGTAAATATTTTTTGTTTTAATACAATCAGAAAACAAATTTTCAAATTCTTGTAAATCTTCAAAAGAGTCGAAATTATAAATACTATTATTAATGTTAATTACAATGTTATCTTGACAATTTAATATAATGTTATAAACTTTTAATTTATTTTTTATTTTTAAAATATCGTTATTTATACTAAGATTATCTGTGTCACTTTCACTACTAATTTCATCATTTGTGGTAACATCATCACTAATTTCATTTGTAACAATATTATTTTTGCATTCAGGTGTTAAAACTAATAATGTGTCATACAAGTCTTCAAAACCTTTTGGGAAAAAATTTAAATTATTCATATTTATTAAAACTAAGTTAAAATAAACATTTATTATTATTAAATTATATTTTCAATTTTTTATTATAAAAAAGATCTTTGAATAAACGATCTTTTTTCAGTTTATATAATCTAATTTTATCACCTATACCCCATAACTTTTTTATTTATCAATTATGACCGATTATACAATAAAAAGTTTTAACTAATATCTCTATTTATAAAGCTATGAAGACAATTTCTTTAGATAAAAGGGCTTTAAGACATAGAAATATTCTTTGGAATAATATTCAGGGAATTAGCAAAAATGATATTAAAAGATTAGCTCGAAAAGGAGGTGTAAAACGTATTAATGGATTAATTTACGATGAAATTAGATGTAGTTTAAGAGGATTTCTCACTAATATTATAAAAGATAGTGTTACATATGCAGAACATAGTAGAAGAAAAACTGTAACAACTATGGATATATTATATGCTCTAAAACGTTCAGGAAAAACACTTTACTTATAATAAATTTATTTAAATTAAAATTAAATAATTTCAATTGAAATTAATTATTTTGTACGTAAAACTAAATGGTAATATTTAGATTTTAAAGTACCATTTTGATTGTATGTACCTGGAATAGCATCCATTACATAATCTCCAACTTTTCCAGAACATGCTTTTCCAGAAGCTGTTAATTTTTGAAAAAACCTATCATCATAAAGAATAAAAGTTTTTTTTAGATCTGAAGTTTTTTCAAGATGGTAAACTAATACTAGCTCATCTTGCAGATTTTCATCACCACATCGATGCCAAGAGCATGGATTACCCATCGTACCATCGAAAAAAATAATAGGATATGACTCTGCTTGATGTGATCTACATGCCCATAGAATAGACATTTCTATATTCTTGATAACCTTTAATGTTTGTTGTTTTATTGATTTGTTTTGTTTTGTTTTGTTTTAATTTTGGGTTACAAGGCATTTATAATGGAAATTATAAGAATTTATTTTTCAATTTTTTTATAATAAAATTGATTCAACATCAGGTTCAATAAAGTAAAATTTAATTTTATCAAATAAGTTATTTTCATAGTTTAATATAGTTGTTTTAACTTTAATTTTATCAAATAAATTTATTATGACTTCTTTACACCCATTTTTAATAATTATTTGATTATTTACCTTTTTGATATCTAATATCGAATTTATTTTTTTATTAAACATTTCAACATTATTTATTATATCTAATTCTTCTATATATATTTTAATTTTAGCATCATAATCCACAACGTATGAAGTATATTTTCTTTCACCATTCTTAATTTCATCTAACAAATTTAATAACTTAATTTCATTATAACCTCTCTTACATAAAGCTAGTCTTTCATTAACCTTTTCACATACATAATTAATATCTAAATCTAAATTATTGTAAGCTATTTTTTGATTAATTAAGTCAATTACTCTTCTTAAAGGAGAACTAGCATGTGTATATTTATAAATTTGTAATCCTTCATGATAATCATTATTATCATTATTAGGTATGTAATTAGCAGAATGGTAACATATTTTTCTAATTAATTTTTCATCATTTATTTTATCATTAATAATTTTTAGTCCTTTATGAATTCTAATAGGAAAGTTTTTGTTTGATAATAATTCATTAAATTTAGAATTATAAAATATCATAAATTGTTCAATTAAAGTATGTGAATCATTTACATTACCAAAAAATATATTACTTTTATGAAGTAAATCTTTCCAAATTTCATTTTCTGATATTAGAATATCAGCCTCTTCATAAGACAAATTTTTTTTTACATTAATAATTTGTCTTTGAAAATAATACTCTTTTGAAATAAAATTAATAATTAATGAAATAACATATCTATTATTATTTTCAAGAAGAGAATATTTTTCTTCAGATAATTCTTCTGGAAGCATATTAATATTTTTATCATCGTAAAAAGTAAAACTAGTTTTTAGTAAATCTTCAATATTAATATCCAAATTTGTAAGATCAGTTATATGAATTTCTAATATGTCATCATGAAATGAAAAAGAATCATCAATATCTTTTGAATTTTTAGGATCAATTGAATAAGTGAAATTAATATTATTTTTATTATTATGATTATAAGGTATAATTGTATATGATAAAGTATTTTTTATAATATTATTTTTAAGTAGAATAAATTGTTTGTTAGATAAGTAATCATTAACTGGTCCTATAATTTTTCTTATCATACCGATTGAATTATTATCATTTTCTTTTATGATATCAATAATAATAAAATGATCAACATAAGTTTTTTTCTTTAACTTAGATGCTACTAAAATAGTTTTATCGATTTTGTCAGAATAAGGTAGAAATAGACAATAAGGTATGTTACTTCTAGACCGACCATATTGAACTTTAGAATTTAATTTTAATACACCAATCATTAGTTATAATATATTGTTTAATAGTTAAGTAATTAATTTTCAAGTTTTTTTTGAATTAAATATTCTTTCTTTAGTTCTTTAATTTTATTCTCAGATTCATTAGAAAAATTTATATATTGAGAAATATATTCCCAGTCAAAATCATCTTTAAATTCGTCTTTAATTTCATAAATTTTTAAAAATAATTCTTCATCTAAGTTATCATTAAAAGAAATTGATTGTAAAGAAATTTTATTTTTATTTTCTTTAATAAAATCAAAAGTTAACTCTTGATGTTGTGATATTATATCAAAATTGAACTTATCTTTATATTGATTTATAAACTCTAAAGTTAAATTTTGTCCTTCAGCTGCTGCGTCAAAAAATTCTGGATCATCAAATTTTTCAAATATAATGTTAATGAACTTAGTTGATATTGGTCTAATTTCTAATAAATCCAATACTTTTTTTTTTTCTAATTTATCAAAATTTTGTATTATTTTTTCTTCAGAGATAGAATTAGACCAAATAAAAGAGTAAGATAAATCATACTCACTAAAAACATCAATAAATGAGTCGTTTAAAATTTCAGAAATTTTAATATTTTTTCCTAATAATTCCCAATTAATTTTATCTTTGTATTTAGCAATAAATTCTATAGTAAGAAACTGATTTTCTGATATAATATCCCAATTAATTTTATCTAAATTATTTTCTATAGTTTCTATATCAAAATTTTGATATTTACATAATTTTATCCAATCAATCTCCAAATTTAAGTTAATAATTTTTTTGATAGTATCTATATCTAATTTTTGGTAAATAATAAAATCATTTAATAAATTATCATTTATAATTTTATCAAAAAAAATATCATTTTTTATTAAATCTGTATCTAATTTTTGTACTTTAATTAAATTATCAATATTTATGAAGTTTATGTTTTCTATAATAGTATTATTATCTATTTTAGAATTATTCATAATAAAATCCCAGTATTCTGTATTAGTTTTATTTATTTCATAAATATTTTTTTGTAAGTTTTCTAACACAGTTTTATCTCCATTTTCTAAAAATTCATTTAATAAATCCATTAATTTAATTAATGTATTTTTATTTAATTATAAACTTATTTTATTTACTAAATTAAATGATAGTTAATGATTATAAATTTGATGATAAAAATATTATTGGAAAAGGAGGATTTAGTACAGTTTATAAAGGAAGAAATATTAACAATAATAATTTAGTTGCAATAAAAGTTGATAAAAAAATAAAATATAATAAAAAAGAGTCATTAATTTATGATCTATTAATTGATGAACAAAATATGGTAAAAAAATATGATTATTTTGAATATAATGATTTTAGTTATTTAATAATGCCTTTATATTATAAAAGTTGTGAAAAAATATTTAAAGCAAATAAAGAATCATTTAATGAAAAAGATATTTTAATGATTGGAATACAAATATTACAGCAAATCAATTATTTACACAAAAATAATTTAATTCATCAAGATATAAAGCCAGATAACTTTATTTTTGATAAAGAAAGTAATAAGTTCAAATTAATAGATTTTGGTTTATGTAAGAAATATAAAAAAGATAATAGTCATATTAAATTCGAAAAAAATAAGAGTAGGTGTGGTACAATAAGATTTATGAGTATAAACTGTCATAATAAATATGTATTATCGAGAAGAGATGATTTAATTAGTTTATCGTATTCATTAATTTATTTAAATTTGAAAACATTACCTTGGAAGAATATAAAAATAGAAAATGATAAAGATGATATTCATAAAAAGGTAAAAAATTTAAAAAAAAATTTTGATAATAATATAAAAGATTTCAACTTATCTTCTCCTATTTATTTATTATATAAATATAGTATAAACTTAAAATTCAATTATAATCCTGATTATAATTTTTTAATAAAGGGATTTTATAATTATCTAAAAATGAATGGAATGAAATATGATGGTAAATGGAATTGGCTAAAATTGGAGAATTAATTATATTTATGTAAATCAAATGAATCAATGAGTTTAATAATTTTATTTAAATCTTGATTATTTATTTTATTAATGTTAAAGAATATACCATTATTATTTAATGAGTATGGTATATTGAGTTTAAGAATTAGTTTAAATAAATTAATGTAATTTTTTTTATTTTTAATATTTTGAATCTTATTTATAATTTTTTTCTTATTATCATAAGACAAGTTTGAATCATCAAACATATTATATAAATTAATTAAATTTATATAAATTTTTAAACTAAATTAATATCTAAATAAATATATGAGTTTACAAGAAATAAAAGCTTTATTAGACAAAGATTATGTTTATCCAGATATAGATGATAAAAATTTACAATCTAAAATTTATGAAAAAAGAGAATTTTATTATCATAAAATTCCAGAAACAGAACAATTAAAAGATTATAATGATATAAAAAATTATCGAGATGATGCATGTACAGGTAAATTAAAATTATATTCTCATCAATCATTTTTATCTAATTTTATTCATCCGAGTACTCCTTATCGAGGTTTATTAATTTTTCATGGAACAGGTACAGGTAAAACTGGTACGGCAATTTCTATTGCTGAAAATTTTAAATCAATGGTATCAAAATATAATACAAAAATATTAATATTAGTTCCAGGTCCTTTATTAAAAGAAAACTGGAAAAATGAAATAATGAAGTTTTCTAATATTAATTTAGATAAAAAAAATCAGAATTTATCCCTGGAAGATCAACAAAATAAAAAAAATGAAAAATTAAAAGAAATTAGCTATTTTTATAAAATTATGACTCATAGAAGATTTTACAAAAAAGTATTAGGTGAAAAAATAAAAGATTATGTTGATGATGATGAACAAATAAAAAAGTATCGTAAAACAGATGAAGGTAATTATGAAAGAGATGTATCAATAGATAAATTAGAAAATTTAGATAATACAATTTTAATAGTAGACGAAGTTCATAATTTTACAGGAAATGAACATGGTGATGCTTTAAAAATGATAATTAAAAAATCAAAAAATTTAAGATTACTTTTATTATCTGCTACACCTATGAAAAATTTAGGAACAGATATAATAGAAATAATTAATTATTTACGACCTATAAATGATCAAATAAAAAAAGAAAAAATTTTTAATTTATCAAATTTAAGTCATTTAATAGATTTCAAAGAAGGAGGACGTGAGTATTTTGAGAATATGTGTAATGGATATGTATCATATTACAGAGGAGCTAATCCTTTATTATTTGCAATAAGAAACGAAATTGGAGAAATTCCTCCAGGATTAATTTTTACAAAATGTGTAAGATGTAAAATGGATACATTTCAAAAAAAAACATATGATATAATATCAAAAGCTAATATTGATGATAAATTAGAAAGAAGTACTACTTCAGTAGCAAATTTAGCAATACCAGTATTATCAAAAGATAAATTATCAATAGTTGGAAGTAAAGGTGAAGAAGGAGTTAATACAGCAATATCTAATTTAAGAAACAATAAAATAGAATTTTTAAAAAAATTAAATAGTATGTTTTTTGATAATAAAATAAGTAATTTAGAAGAAATAATGTATGAGTCTAAAAATACAGATAATATAACAGGATTAATTTATAAGAAAGAGTATTTAAAGCAATTTTCTACAAAATTTTATCAAGTATTAGATACTATAGATAAAAAAGTAGAAGGAAATAAAGGATCTGGTACAATATTTATTTATAGCAATCTAGTTAAAGTAGGTATTGAAGTTTTTCAAGAAATTTTATTACAAAATGGTTTTCTAGAATTTCGAGAAGATCAAAATTATAAACTTAATGAAAATGTAGTTGATTATAAAACTGGTGTTAAGTATTGTAATTTTTTTAAAGAATATCCAGATAGACAATTCTATCCTGCTACTTTTATTAAAATAACAGGTAAAAGTGATGATATAGAAGAAGAATTACCAGAAGTTAAAAAAAAAATACTTGATGATTATTTTAACTCTACTGAAAATATCGATGGGAAATTTATTAAAATTATATTAGGTTCTAAAGTTATGAATGAAGGTATAACATTAGAAAATGTGAGTGAAGTTCATATTTTAGATGTTTATTATAATTTTGGACGAGTTGAACAAGTTATAGGAAGAGCAATTAGACAATGTAAACATTACAATGTTACTTCTGAAAAAAATCCTTTTCCTAAAGTAGATGTATATAAATATGTTGTTAAATTAGAAAACGGATTATCTTCAGAGGAAAATTTATATAAAAAAGCTGAATTAAAATATTTACTAGTTAAAAAGATAGAACGTAGTTTAAAAAGAGTTTCTATTGATTGTGCAATAAATTATAATGGTAATGTCTTTAAGGATGATATTGAAAAAAATAAAAATTGTATTAAACCTAAAATTGGTGATGAAAAAAAATCAAATGCTAAATTTTGTGATGTAAAATGTGATTTTACTGATTGTGATTACGAATGTTTTGATAAAAAAATTAATTTGAAATATTATGATAAAAATTCAAAATTATTTAAAAAAATTAATAAAATAAACTTAGATTACAGTACATTTACTGACCTATTAGCAAAAGACGAAATCATGTTTGCAAAAGAAAAAATTAAATTATTATTTAAAAAAAAATATGTTTATACATTAGATGAAATTTTAAAAAATGTAAAAAAAAATTATAAAGGAGAGAAGAATGAGTTATTTGAAAATTGGTTTGTATATCAAGGATTAGAATATCTAATACCTACAACTGCAAATGAACATTCAAAATTTATTGATAGATGTGATTTTATTTATGATAAATATAATAATCCTGGATATTTAATTTACAGAGGTATATTTTATATATTTCAACCTAGAGAAATATATGAAGAAAATATACCATTATTTTATAGAAAACTTTACAATAAAGAGTTATCAAATCAACTAACATTATATTCTTATTTGAAAAGTGAAAAAATTAATAAAGAAATTAAAAAAATAAAAACTGATAATGATAATTCAAAATATGACTTTACCTCTATAAAAAAATATTACGATGAAAGAGAAGAAAATGAATTAATTGGAATATTAGATAAAAATAAAAATAATGATGAAATTTTTAAACTTAGAAATAAAAGATCTAAAAATACTAAAGCTAAACGAGGTGAAGGAATACAATCTCTTAAAGGTGCTGTATGTCATACCTCAAATGATAAAAATGACATAAAAAAAATGTTTAAATTACTAGATATTGATTATAAAAAAGATTTAACTAGAATAAACCTTTGTAATCTTATCAAAGAAAAATTACTTTATCTAGAAAAATACTCTACTGGAAAAAATAATAAAACTTTTACTATAATACCATACAATCATAATAAATTTATATTTCCCCTTAACTTAGAAGATAGAATTCGCTATGTTAGAGATAAATTTAATACTTACGAAAAATCAAAAATTACTTTTAACATAACAAAGAAAAAGAATGGTATTTTCTTAGATAAGCGTGATAAAAATTTATCATCTTATGAAGTATCTTTTACTTACAAAGATAAAATTAGCAAAAATTCTCAAGAATTATTAGATAAATACAACTTTATAAAAAAAGGTAATAATTACACTTCCATATTCGAATAAATAAATAAACTGTCTAATGGATTTTCATAATCTTCACAAATATCAAAATCTATCTCTAAATCTATATTCGTTATATCAATTATATTACTCGGATATAATTCCTTCACTAAAAAAGGTACATAAATATCCTCCTTATCTGATCTAATCGATATTATCTGATTTAAACTTAAGATTGATAATTTACTTATCTCCTGTGTCATCTGAACCTTTATATCATTAAAAATATCATCCCGATTAATTAAACACTTTAACTTTACCCTTTCCCCTTTCTTCGGCTTTACTAATCTAATACTAAAATTATTAAATTCACTTTTTAATCTCAACTGATTACATACCTCCAATGGTATATTTAATAACTCCCCCTCACAAGGGAAATCATCCACTATACAATATGATCTATTCAAATTTATTAAATCATTCGTCATTATCTCTATCGCATAAACACCAGGATCCTCCTCCAATAACATATCAAATATGGTCTTTGGTACAGCTAACTTCTGCAATCCTTTATTTTCTAACATCTCGATCATGTTTTCTATATTCCAATTACCATCAAAATTACTTACAATACCCTCATAATTATAAAACCTCTTCTTACTAACATACTTATAATTACTTTTCTCCTTTATAAATTTATTTATCCTCCTTACATTAAATAAATCTATCCTCTCTCTAAACTTTATATTCTTAAAACCATTCAAATCAAAATTCTTTAACATCCTTAAATAATTATATCCATTAATCTCATCTTTCTCCCTAACTCGTATTATATTACCTAAGTCACAATCATCACAATTATTTAACTCCTTGTCATTTAAATTATACTTCTTGTAAAATAATTCGATTCTTTCAATATATTTATTATTAATAATATCTGTAATTTCATCATCTGAATAAGAAGGTAAAGTATTTTTATATTTTTCTCTTTGTTTATTTAACTGATATTTTAAATATTTCTGTTTTTGGATAGCTTTATAATGTTCCATTTTATAATAATTAATTCTTATTTATTTTAATTGATTCAACTTTTTTTTTTGAATGAACTTTTCTACTTCCTTTATCATGTAAAGGATACTTTATAGCAGGACTTAGATTAGATCTAAGTTGTTTTGGAATAATTACATCTTCTATGTTTTCAGTTTTGATTAACTTAGTGCTGCTTTTCTTATGTTTTGTGTGAAGATTTCAATTTTCAGGATAGAAAATCAACTTTAAGTAATAAACATTTTTGTAGTGGTTTAGATTTACAAAATAATTCCACTAATTTGGCTTATTTTTTGCAGGAGAAGAAATATTTACTTTAGATTTGTTCTCAATAGCATCTAATTTGTTTAGTGGATGATTTTCATGTTGGTGTTATTCTAGATATTTATACAAAGTCAAAACACCTTTTATTACAGTAATAGAATCTATTAAGTTTAATAACATTATTTAAGTCCTTTACTTTAATAATGTTATAACAACTATGACACGTAATTCCTAGATACGATAATATCTCATCTATAAGTTCATACGGCAATTCATTCATAAATATTATAAAAACTAAACTTCTAAATAATTTGATTACATCGGTCTGATGCTTCACACCACTTACATGAATAATTTGAACCAACATAACAATCACGGGGTGTCTCTAAATTCACTACACTACAAGGAATAGTACTCATTCTACTTTGTTTAATTGCATCATTTCTTTTTCTCATTTTATGCTCTAAATAAGTAATTCTATTCATCTCATTTTTATAATTTTGATCATTCTCTAAATATAAATATAATGTCCATATCGTAACTAAAATAATTATTGATATATATATTGTTCTTATCATATATATATAAATAATATTATTTTTCGACTAAATTAATTTCATCAGAATAAATTTCTACATCATTTTCTGAATCGTCATCTAACTTAATTTGCTTATTCACAAATATGAAATTTAACTCAAACTTACAACTTAGATTACAGAAATCAATTAAATTGTCAAACTCGTCCTTTAACTCGATCTCTAAATTATCAATTGAAATTTCATCCGTTTTTAACTCGTAATTACCTTTCTTTATTCCATCTATATTAATTGTTGCAAATACATCATCAGTAATATTAGGCAAATACATATATACATAATTACATTTTCTCAAATCATAAGCATTTTTACTAATATAAGAATTACCCTTCTCTAAACTAAAATCTTCCTCAAAACCTAATAACTTCATCACATTATTTTCCTTATTATAAATAGCAAAATTATTCTCACTCTTGATTGTTACCTTACTCGTATTCTTATTATACGAAAATAATAAATTATACGCATTTCCTAACTTATTTAACTTCTTAATTAATGTTGATATATCATAATTACCTTCTGGAATAGTAATTGTATTCATCTCATCATTTACATCTATAGAACACTCCTCACTATCAGAATCATTTTGCTCAACAATACTACTATTTAACTTCTCTTCCTCAAATCTAAAATAAAATTTATTATTCTTATTATTGACATTATTGTTAATTTTTGGGAAATCATACGATATTAACTCAATCTTCTCAATGTCACTTATCTTTCTGTCAAATACATAACCTATTTTACTACCATAATTGAAATTTTTGGTGTCAATAAATACTGTTTGATTATCTGACTTTAATAATTTACTATTCTTCTCTATTAAACCATTCAAAAATTTCTCCTTCTTCAACAAATTAGCATACGAAACTTCGATATCCTTATGCTTGTCCGCTAACTTATTTACCTCCTCTTTAATTTCTTCCTTCTTATTCTCAATTAACTCAAGCTTTTTGTCATTTTCATTTGTTGTCTCCTCTACTAGATCATCAATTCTCTTCTTCAATTGAATATTCATTTTCTTCTCTTGCTCCAATTGACCCGTTAAAATTTTAACTTTACTTATTAATTCATTCTTTAACTCATCCATACCTTCTTCTACATCATTACTTCTTACAGGATTTAAAATCTGACTTTTAATATGATTCTGTAATTGCTCTTGTAATAACTGAACTTGTTTTAATTGCTCTAATTGCTTTCTTCCTAATTCACTCAAAAACTCAGTAATTTTATCATCTTTTTCTGTGTTTTCTACTACCTCAACCTTTCTTTCCGTGTTTCCAACACCACTCATACTATTACTTGAGTTTGCATAACTATTTAATATCTTTAATACATCATCTCTATTTACATTATTTAATTTTTCTACAATATTACCATTATTAATCTTATTAGCATTATTAATTAAATTATTATTAACCTCATACTTTGGCGTCCCCATCTGACTCATTATTCGCTTCTGGTTATTATAAAAATCCTCCTTCTTTATATAATCATTATTTATTAAATTCTGATTAGTTAATCTTTTATTATTATCCTCTAAAGACTTACTAAAATCAGGTTTAACAAAATTTTCATCAGGAACATTAACATTATTTGACAGATTAGTTCTTTCTTGTTGCAATATTTCTAATCTTTTATTTGTATCAACAGATTCATCAACATCAGGTAATCCTAATGAAAGTTCATTATCAGAAAAATTAATGGTACTAAATTGTGAATCTAAATTTGATCCAGATAAATGATAAGTATCACCCTGCATCTTAGAATTTTCTACTGTATTATTAGTTTCATTTAATTTATAGTTTGTAAATTTTTCTACAACAGGTTGACTATCTTTAGGCTTCATATAGTCAGGTAATTCATAATTTCCTTGTTGACTACTATTATTAATAGTATTTCTTTCTGCCATAAGTTTTTCCATAATCTTTTCAGGTGGCATATTCATATTTAATCTAGTCGATTCATCAAAATTATTAGATACACCTAGATTTGGAGTACCATTAGCTTTTGTAATTTGTCTTTTACTATAATCTACATTATTTGAATTCTTTTGATAAGTAGTTATAGGTCTTTCTAAATATTTAATATTATCATTTGTATTATACATATACTGAATTTCTTTAATTGATTCATCTAATGAATACTTCTTAAAAATATCATTAATTTTAGGAAAAGTTTTTTCATTTATTTTAGATTTATCTAAACCATTATATATTTTTTTCATATTATCATATAAGATTTTTAAACATTTCTTTTTATCATCTACACTTTTATTAGATAAATTAAGTTTATTTGATAAATTATTGTTTAATTCACTTAATGTTGATTTATTCACAAATTTTTCATATATTTTTTTTTCATACTCCATATTTAAAATATTAATCTTTTTATTTTTAAATATAAATCGAATTATTTTTTTATTATAAATATATATGTTTAATAACCAAAAAGATAGATCGAATTTATCTAAAATTAATATTCGTGATAATTACTTTAACAATGCACAAACTCCAGCTAATTTTTTTGAAAATTCTAAACTAAAAAATCTATTTGTAAATAATAATTTACAACCAACACAAAATAATAATGTTAATTTTAATAATGATTCTAATTTAGGATCATTTCTATTTGAAAAAGATTATATGCCTAAACAAATTCTTGATAATAATGTTGATGACATTGTTCGTAACCAATTTATTGAAGAAAAAGACATTATTATTGATACTGCAGATAGAGATATTGATGTTTTTCCTAATATTTTTAATTTTACTTTAAAATTAGGATCAACTGATACTACACCAGGACCTTCTATACACCGATCTGTAAAAAATGTCAAGTATCTAAAACTAGTTAAAGCAATTTTACCTGATAATTATAAGTTAAAAAAATCTATTCTAACTGATAATAATATAATAAATACAATTACATCATTTGTTGCAGCTAATAATTTTTCAAATAATAATTTATTTGATCAATTTGATAATAATTATATTGTACCTATTTATATTATTCATTATATTTTGAAGCAAAATAATGATTTAGTTGTAGATTATTTTGTAGCAGATTCTATTACTTTAGAACCTGATTATTCAATTGTTTATTCTTATAGTAATACTGCAGCTAATGGTATTGAACATTTACAATACACAAAAAGTACTAATCCAGATTATCAAATAGAAAAAGGTAGATATTTCCAATTACATATAGATCAACTTCCAAAAAATAATGATCTAGCAACTAGTAGTTCAGTAAGTAATAGTTTTGCATTATTATTTCCTAGCAAAGAAGACAGTCGAGGATTTAACTTTTTAGATGGTATGGAAACTGATAAAATCTTTAAATTTTCAGATTTAGGTAATTTTACAAATATGAGTATAAAAATACTAGATAGTACTGGAGATCAATTAATAACTGATAATAATTTGCTTTGGAATAATGAATTATTAGAAAGAAAATCATATAAAAATATTTTAAATACTAATGTTTCATCGAAAGATGAATATAGAGTCAGTTTTAGAAGTGCAAAAAAGTATTTAAGACATCCTTTATCTAGTCAATTTCAGTCTCAGTTTATTTTTACAATTGGAGAAATCCAATTGGAAATTAACAAAAAAACATTTAATTAATATAGATAGGATTTATATCTGGATTTAAATATAAATACCAACGATATATTAAATCATTACGTAATCTTTTATTTGGAAAGTTTTCTGAAAAGCTTTTATAAATTTGAAGCCATGATATATTATTATCAATACATAGGTTATATAATTTTATATCTTCTTCTTCAGAAAATAGATTACATTCTTTATATTTTTTTAAAAAATAATCCCAACGATATTTTAGATTCATAATAGTTTTATTAGTATGTTTAAATTTTTTCTTAAAATTTTTATATACTTTGGTCCATATAAAATCATTTTCTTGACAAATAGAATATAAATTAATATCTTCTTCTATAGTGAATTTTTTTTTTTTTAATTTATTTTTTATTCTCATTATATTATTTTTTATAAAATGTGTTGATCTTTTAATTCCAGTTTTAAACAAAATTTCTTTGACAATTAAATTATTTTTCATACTTTTATTCAAATAAAAATGTTCTATAATATTAAATTCATCGATTGATAATGGAGATAATTTAAGTTTTGGGTCTAAAAAATAAGTCCATCTTTGTTGTAATTGTTTATAATTTTTAGTATTATTTGATTTTAAATTGAATTCTGTAGTTAATTCAATCCATGATTTATTTTCATCATAGATTGAAATTAATATCTTATCATCTTCTTTATTCCACTTCATCACATTAGTTAATAAATATATAATATCATAATTTAAAAAAAATTCAATTTTTTAATTTAGGAATATGTATTATTTGTGAAATCAAATAAATATCATCTTTATAAATTTCAGGTACTCCATCTTTATCAAAATTAACTTTTCCAATAGGAAATCTAAGAGAAAAATCATAAACTACTCCACTTTCGTTATTTAAATAATATTTTTTAATATCTGAATATATATTATCTTTAATTTTAATAACTGCTTTGATTTCAAAAACATCTATTTTTTTAATTTCAGAATTTTTTGAATGTAATCCATTTTCTAAATTTAAATCATAATCAATATTTTTTTTAAATGCAGGACTTATAATTTCATCAAATAAACTATTTTCATTAAACTGAAATGGTATATATTCATTGTTTTGAATATTATGATTTTTAAATAATTCAGCATCAACAGCAATTTCTTTTAACGTTTTTAAAAATGAACCAATTAAATTATTCTTATTATTGGCTAAATTTTGAATATTTTCATCTGTTGTCTCTTTTTTGTTATTTCTTTTACTTATATACCTAAATATATCTACATATCTTTCTTTTATTGGAAGATCGCTATGCGAACATTGTCTTATAGACCGTCCAATTAATTGATCTATTCGTACTTCGTTCCAATAAGGTTCTAATACATGAACTTGTCTTACATTTTTTAAACTAATACCTTCAGAACCTGCTGGTGATATTAGAATTATTTTAATTAATTTACCATCAATATTATCAGATTTATTAAAATACTTTTTATTAACTTCTCGTGTTTCCATTTTAATATTTCCATGATATTCAGTGTATCGTAAATAATTTTTTCCTTTATCAAATCCAACAAATTTAGAAAAACCAAAATATTTTAAATAAAGTTTTATTATTTCTAAACCCTCCATTCTTACATAATTGGAATATAAAATTAATGGTCCTTTAGAATTTAAAGTTTTAAAAATCATAGTTGTTATTTTACAAGAGTTTTTGTAAAACTCATCTAATAACTTACTTTTATTCTTATATTCCTTCCAAAAATTTTCAAAATTATAATTATACTTATCTTTAAAAATTTCAATATCATTCTTTAACTTTCCATCATCTAACTTATCATAATACTTTTCTAACTCTCTCACAAACACATTTATTAAATCATTGTACTCTACATACTCCTTATCCTTTTCATCAAATTCAATTCCTTCTAACATCTTTTGAACAACAGATTCGTCTAATTTAAATGATGAAGGACGAGGTCTACTCTCTCCATTAATTTTACTTGATATAGTAGGAAAAGTAAAATTAGATGATTGTCTTGTAAAAGATTTGTAAGTAGATGAAATTTTTTTTGAAAATCTATTTTTATCTAATTTATTTTCAATTTGTTCAAAATGTTCATACGTTTTTTGCTGTTTTTCATGAAAGATACAATCAATAAATTGTACTCTTTTCTCAGCAAATAACTGCTTATCTGCGCCTGAATAATATGAAACTAATCCCATTATTCTTCTCACAAATGTATTTTTCATATCATCACCTAATTGATTTGATTTAATATATAATTCATTAAATTTTAATTCACTATTTGGAAAAATACCTGGTCTCATTAAATTAAACATTAACGCTAACTCAAATGGATTATTAATAGCAGGTGTTCCTGACATTAAAACTATCATTGTATCTGCATTTTCCATTTTTTCTTTTAAAATATAATCATAAATTACATACGCTCTTTTACCTGTCTTGGAAACAATATTATTATATAAATTATTTATAAAATTATGCGCCTCATCTATTATAAAAAAATTCTTCTTTGTACTATCACTATCCTTTATCGCATCTAAAAAATTCTTATCTGCATATGGAGAATCATAATTTATAAATTTAATATTCTTTTTCCTCGCTTCAAACTCATCCTTCGATAACCAAGTTTTTAACTCATCTTCCCATGAACCCTTCAATGACGCTTTAATTAATATAAACACATTCCAATATGGATTGAAATTATATAAAACATTTATTAAATTAATTGTAGTTGCTGTTTTTCCTGAACCTAACCCATGATATAATAAAATTTCTTTATACGGAGATCTATAATCTAAATAACTAGATATAAATTTTTGATACTGTCTTAACTCTAATTTAGTTTTTATTTTACATGGATCTTCTCCTTCTTTAATTATATTTTGAGGTAACTGATACTCCTTAAAATTAGATAATATCCATGAAGGAAAAAGTCTTCCATTCTTATTTAAATCAATATAATTAGACATTATTATATATAATTATAATAATTTAATTATTTTTAATTAATTCTAATTCATAATCTGTCATTTGGTAATCTGATATTTCTTTCAACTTATATAAACCCAACTTGGACGCTAATTGTTGTGCTTTCTTAATTGATGTTTCTCGAGCAGTTGTAAATATATTACCGTAATTATCATACAAACATACCGTAAAATACTTTTTATTATCTTTCAAATGTTCTTCCTTTAATGTCTCAAATTTTGGATGTTCATACTTTCTTTTATGATAGACTCTCTGAATATGATCTTTATAATTTGAATCTTTATATATGATTTCAGACCAATCTATATTATTTTCTAATAAGTTTCTTATTAATTTCTTACAAGTTTCAAAATCAGTATCTTTTTTTAATGCTCCTATAAATGATTCAAATGCATCTTCTAAGATTTTATCACAAGTTCTCCCATTATTAGATTCTTCATTCTGAGCTGAAATAATTACAAACTTATATAAACCCATTTCTCTTGCCCAATTCGCTAAAGATTCTCTATTTTCAATCTTTGTTTTTAATTTTGTCATAAAACCTTCATCTTGATCTGGATATCTGTCAAATAAATATTCAGCAATTACAGTCTTAATAACTGTATCTCCAAAATATTCTAATCGTTCATTAGATTTATCTCGTAGCTCTAAAACATTTTGCATTTTACTTTTATGCTTTTTAATTTCATCCATATTTTTATCATAAAATTCTTTTTTAATGTAAGATTTATGTGTTAAAGATTGTCTATATAATTCTATATCGTTAACTTCGACTTTTACCCCGAATCTATTTAACATTTCTTTTATATCAACATCTTTGATTAACTTATTATTAGGATTATATGGAATAATAACAGGTTCTTTAATTTTTTTATACATTGTTTTATATAATTTAAATATTTATCTTTTAAATATTTAAATTTCAATTTATTCTTCTTCAGTAGATTTACTTGAAAATGGGAAAAAAACTTGATCACCTGGAATTTTAACAGCTGATTTTACAGTTTCCTTATTTCCTTCTTCAATAATTAAATTACCATTCGCTTGATATTCTATTTTATTTCCTTTAGATGTAACATTAGATTGCTTTGCAACATCTTTATTTATTAATTGACCTTGAGCACTATATAACATATATATATATAAACATAATATTTTTAATTTATTCTATATATAAATTTATATTTAAAAAGTAAAATAATACATATAATATGTCAAATAAAAAACCAAAATTAGATATTAAATGGCAAGATTTTATTGATGATAGTTCAAATGAATCTAATAGTGATATAGAATTTGATGATCTAGATAAATCATTCTGGCCTGTTAAAATAATAAATAAAGATATTAAAAATATAAATGATTTATTATATTTAGCAGATCTTTATGATGAAAAAGAATTATGTACCTATAATATTGATTTAGAGAAAATCAGTAAATTAAAATCACCTCTTAATAATTTAAAAAATATGATTGGTTTAGAAAATATTAAACAAAATATTGTTGATAATATTATTTATTATTTAGCGAATGTAAATGATAGTGAAGATATGTTACATACAGTAATTACAGGACCACCAGGTGTTGGTAAGACTAAATTAGGTAGAATAATTGGTGATATTTATTTTAATTTAGGTATAATAAAAGGTAACAATAATAAAAAAAAAAGAAAAAAATCAAAAACTAAAGATTATAATTTTAGAATCGTTAAAAGATCAGATTTAATTGGTAAATATGTTGGTCACACAGCTGCCAAAACTCAAGAAGTAATTGACGAATGTAATGGTGGAGTGCTTTTTATTGATGAAGCTTACTCTTTAGGTAATAATGAAGGAAAAGATACTTTTTCAAAAGAATGTATTGATACAATTAATCAAAATTTAACTGAGAATAAAAAGAACTTATTATGTATAATTGCA